CCACTTGATGGGGTTGGTAAGGGTCAAGCCTCCAGCGTTCTTGGTGAGCGTATCAATACGCTTTACAGGCACAGAACCAAGACGCTTTTTAAGACCCTCCACAAGGTCACAGTTGCCGTTCTCAAGGGCTTTAGCAAAGCCAGGCAGCACAAAGCTATCTGCTTGCTGGTTTACGCCTTTATTGAGAGGACCAATGATTTGGCTAAAAAGTTCTCGTGACATTAGCGGCTCAGGATGTCGGGACCAAAGTTAGTGATCACACGACCGCCGTACATATCGTCAGGGCCGCTGATGAAGTTATAGTTCTGCGCCATGTCCTCAGTACGCTTCAGGGTTTGCAAAGCGTTCTTCTCGTCATCTGCTGTATAGCTCTCGATACTGGCTGAAGTAACAGCACGATTTGAAAACATCCGTGCCGCACGAATCATGATGTAACGACGACCAGTCTCTGGAATGCTGTCCCACTCCAACTCTTCAACAATTTCAGCAACAAGGTCACTGGTGTTACCAGTCACAGAAACCCCAATGCTGCTCCTCAAATCGTATGTATTCTTAACGCGATCAAAAAGCCGCAAACCGCGAAGAACAAACCTTTGTGAAGGATAGGTAAGCGGGTTAAACCTGACAGCAAGGGTGTTGCTAGGAAGTTGGGACTGACCTGTAGAAGCGTCCAAAGGAATGGAGTCATAAAGCATCGTGTTCCAGGACCAACCTGCTCCCTGGACTTCACGACTTACTTCATCCAAGGTACGCTCTGCAAGACTAGCGTCACCAGTTAGTGGTGCATTAAGGGAGTTAATTGGCGCTTCACCAATAATGGCAAGAAGCGTATTAACTGCACTGAGTTTACTAGTTGCCATTATTGCAATGAAAAAGGGGAAGCATTAGCCTCCCCTCATTGTATTGGTAATTAACTAGAAGCTAATTATCAGTACGGAGCACCGTCGTGCAGCAGGCTCACGCAGCACTCAGGACGCAGCACACCGTGACCCACGGCATAGCTAGCAACCATCATGGTGCTTTGAGTCATGGCCTTGTACTCAGAACCGGTCATCTGCATCGAGACGTCCTTCAGAGCCACAGTACCCACAGCTTCCTTGGTGAAGCACAGACCAAAGCAGTTAGCGATGGAGGAGGTGTTACCCTGCTCATCCTGCCAGTAGTCGTTGTAGCCAGCAGCGGCCTGACCATCCGAGCCGTCACGGCCGTTGGTGTAGTTAGGACGCTCACCACGGGTGGTAGCAGCTTGGTTGCTGAGACCAGCGTAGGTTTGACCAGAGGTGTAGCTGTTGATGCCCAGGTGGTTGCTGGTCAGCAGGCGGAAGCCAGCCACAGAAGCAACACGGTTCTGGTAAATAGCACCGTTGGAGCCGCCACCACCGTTGAAGTCAGTGTTGATGGCACGATCGCTGTTCAGCACGTCGTAGTAAGCACCAGGGCTCAGGACGCACACACGGCCTTCCTTAGGAGCATCCTTCTCGTCCAGAGCTTGGCAAGCTTTGAACAGGTTCTCAACGATCAGGTCGCCACGAGCGTTGCGATCAGCAGCACCGTTGAGGTCAATACCAGTGAAGGAAGTACCACCAGGCATCTTGTTCAGAACGAACAGACGCTCGCCAACTTTGAAAGCGGCGTTAGTACCGGTACCAATCGAACCAATCGGGTTGATGTCGAAGGTAGCAGCGCCGTTGGTAGGAGCAGTGGTGATCACACCGTAAGCACCGGAATCTTCGCCGTACACAACCTCACCAACTGCCCAGTAGGTCAGTTCAGCGGTTTGGAAGTTAGCGCTCAGGGTAACGGTGTTGGAGCTCACAGAGGCATAGGTACCGCCGTTGAGCTGGAAGCGCTTGGAATCCCAGTCCTTAACGCGACCGTCAGACTCAGAAGCGGTCAGCAGGGTACGAGCCAGACGCTGGTCATAAGCCCGAGCCAGAGCACGGCCCAATTCGGTCGAGTAGATGCTTCTAACATCCCAGTGAAGCTTGGCTTCATCCAGGTCATAGATCGAAGCATCAGCGATCAGCAGGTCATCGATGGTGATGATCTTTTCGCCGATCATGCCCTTGTTACCTTGACCGGTGATGAAGTCACCAGGACGGTGGTAGCGGCTAGAGAAGCGGCCAGTGATCGGGAACGAAGCACTCTTACCAGAAGAGATGCTGCGCTTCATAGTCAGATCTTTGAAGATCGTTTCACGGTTGAAGGTAGTCAGCACCTCCCCAGAAAAGATTTTCAAAAAATTAGCGTTTTCACGCTCGTAGTTACCGGAGGCGGAACCAGCGTTGTATTGAACGCCATTAAGTCCACCCAACCGGCTAAGAGATGCAAAGTCAGGCATCGTTAGTTAGTAGGTAGGAATGTTTAACGCGCTCGCTTCGCACTGTTGTTATCGCCTCAGCGGCAACAATGTTTACGTTCGCTACTCAAATATTAACCCCTAGGACCAAGAACGTCGCTGCGAAGCAACTTATCTTGGACATCTTGGGTGTATGCAGAGTCCTGCAAGTAACGAGGATCGTTCATAGCAGCCATCACTTCTTGGCTTGAACGGAATACATCACTGCTGTTACCAGAGAGTTTCCCACCAATCAGATCAGGCTCGTAGCCAGAGTTCTCTTGGAACGCAAAGTACAAAGACTGCAGTGCGTTACGAGCTCGGTAGTAGTCACCGCTATTTACTTCACGGTTGTACGCCTCAAGCTCAGATGCCTCAAGGTTTTCTCGAGCCCAGCTTTGAACAGCTTGGAAGTTGTCTTGACCCCCAATGCTGTCCATAATCGTGGATTCTTCCTCTTGAGACAGAACAACAGGCTCCATCTCCTGCTCTTCTGTTTCTTCAGAAGCACCCTCTTCAGCTTGACTGCGGCTACCCAGCTTCTTCTCAAGCTCTTGATAAGCCCTTAGGAGCTCATCAGGGCTTTTGAATTTGCCACCGATGAGTTCGTCTTGAAGCTGTTGCTGCTCTTGCTGTTCAGCCTCTTGCAGAGCTTCGAGGTCTTGTTGGCTATAGGGACCAGTCTCCTGTCCCAAAAAGTTATCAGCGATAACTTCCATGATCAACCAATACGAACGGTCAGATCAGGATAGACCCAAACAGGCCGCTTAGCTTTGGCAGCAGCGGTGTACTGTTCATAAACCTCAGGTTTCTTAACCTTCAGTTCTTCAATGAGCATATCCATTTTGGATTTAGGAGCTTCCTTTTTAGGAGCCTCCTTAATTTCAGAAACCGGCTCCTCCGCCAGTGACTTCTTGACTTGCCCGGATTGAGTCATTTTCAGCTTTAACTAGTGCGGCTTGTTTAGCAGGATCGTTGTTTGGATCTTGCATAGCCATTTGTTGCTGCATCATCATAGCTTGCTGTTGTTCTTCCGCCATAAGATCCTCTTCACTCTTGATGAGTTTGTAGGTATCAAGACCGTCAGAAGCAGCAAGACGGGTAATAAGCTCTCGGCTATTAACAAACCGTGCCATAACTTCTGGACCGAGAGTACCTGCAATGGTTTGGAGGAACTCAATAAGTTTTGCTTTGTCGTTACCGCGACCGAGGGCGTCAAGACCAGTGGTGATCTGAGGTTTAACAATGTCCTTAGGAAGCTTTGGTAGACGACCTTGGCGTTCCATCAGAGCCATCTTGCGGTTCACAAGGGGCAGCTGAAGTTCAACGCTGAGGATGGAATATATGCCCCCCAATCCGGCTTCCAGCTCCTGTGCAACCATTCGTATCTCTTCGGCTGTCACGCGGTCCCGCCCGCTAGCACCAGCTTGGATGGCACTGTTCAGCAGGAACGCAAAGCTCAGACGCTGCTCGATCCGTGCAATGGTGTTGAGAGCAACCGTGAGATCTGCTTGCTTCTGCATTTGCAGAGGAGCCACATCATTTGGGTTGCCTGCCACAATTGATCCATTGGCAGCCCGAGCAAGAGCGTCAGGACGAGTCGTGCCGTTTGGATTACACAGGAAGATGATCTTGGCTGCTGCTGCAGAGCCCTCCACAATGGCTTTGCTGAGGTACTCAAGGCTCTTCAGGTCTCCAAGGAGCTCTTCGCAGTAACCGCGTCCATAGGCCTCATGAGCCACACGGAACATCCGTAGAGGAATCCAAGGGCTCTTATCAATAGGAACAGACCCTTTCTTTCCGATGGGTTTGTTGTAAGCCTCTTGTTGCCAAGTGCAGCGGTCACCTTTGTAATCCCATTTGACGTGGGTATACAGGAAAACAGTTTTGTCTACAAACCCGCCTTCAGTCTTTTTAGGGGCAACACCGTCTGGAAGAACTTCAGGATTGACTTCTTCACGGACAACAACCTCAAGGATGTTTCCTTCAGGATCACGATTGAGTACAAACGATTTGAGTGGATATACCCGGGTACCATTTTCGGAAACGTAGAGGAGGGCGTTGCCGCCAATAATAAGGTGCTTGAGGGCCTCAAACAGTGCTGTGCGATCCCCTGACTCTTCAATGTCCC